TTACATATGCTATCGCTTTGGACCACTATTCATTCGCAAATATTATCGATGAAGGAAACTGAAAGACTACTTGGACCGGGGGGCAGTACCCCGCGCCTCCACCAAAGATACACCACGACCTACTGTATGACTTGTAAGGCTGTGAATGTGGGAATAAATCATACTAATACCACCAGTATGGTGTATCTCTGATGGGGGCGAAACAGGATCGACAAGAGTGAAATAGGTAACTGGAGATAATAGTAGGCGACTACTTCAAGCGCAAAACAATAGTTGCAAACGATAACTTTGCACCTCGTATGGCTCTCGCAGCCTAACATGAGCCCGGAGGGAGCTTGGAAACAGAATCCCTCCACCATTTAACATAACGGAGAATATAATAATGAAGAAGTTTTTCACTGCGGCCCTAATTTCACTGGGTCTATTCGCTGCAACCTCATCTGCTAATGCTGCTGAACTTAAGACTGGTGTTCTTTCATGCAAGGTACATTCTGGCTGGGGTTGGGTTATTGGCTCAAGCAAGAAGGTTGATTGCGTATTTACTGCTTCTAATGGAAAGAAGACTCAGTATAAGGGCAACATCACCAAGATTGGTGTTGACATTGGATATACCGACAATAAGGTCATCGCATGGATCGTAATGTCGCCAACCGGTTCTGGTGCCGATCTTTCTGGTACTTACATTGGCGTTAATGCCGAAGCTACCGTAGTTGCTGGATTGGGAGCTAACGCTCTCGTAGGTGGGCTGAATAACAACATTACACTTCAGCCTCTCAGTGTGCAGGGTCAGACAGGACTTAATGTCGCTGCTGCCGTTGCCGCATTAACTCTGCAATAAACAAAGGAAACACACACATGACAAAGACACCCTACGAACTGCGTTTTGATCTTCTGGCTATGGCACAGTCTATTCTTTCCGAAAAGAATATGAATGAGCGTATCCGCATTGAGAATGACTGGCAAATACAGTGCGAAAAGGCTCGCATGTTACGTGACAAGGGCAGGGATGCGGAATTTCCTCTATTCCCCTCTGTGCCAGTCTTCGATGAAAGTCAGGTAATTGAATTAGCAAAGAAGCTAAACGAGTTCGTTTCAAAGAGCGATTAACCCTAACGCCCACCAAATGTCTAAATATTAAATCATTAGAAGGATATTCGTATGAAATTAGTTAGACCCTTATACATTTGGTGGGTATCTGTCCTTGCTTCCGCCACTGCCTTTTACTGGGCAACATATGCTGGCATCACCGAAAAGATTTGGCACGACGATGTGACACTGATCACATCTTTGCTTGGGGTGTTGTATATTACAGCCCTTGCTGCGATTGGATTTATCGCATACACAAACAAGACAAGAGATAATAAAAAGTTGATCGATGCTGTTTGGTTTGGTTCCGAACAGATGTTGGCGCTCGGTATGTTAGGTACCGTTATTGGCTTCATTTACCTCTTATCGTCAGGCATCACATCGGCGTCAGTTACCGACGCGACAAGTCTGGCCAAATTGCTTGCTAACATGTCTGTTGGATTGGGAATCGCGTTATATACTAATGCTGTCGGTATTCTATCAAGCCTGATCACCAAGACATTATTGTATGTGGTGATCTACGATGACAAACCATAAGAAGTTTGACTTTCGTACCGCATATATTGACCTACTGATCAATTTATTGACAGGCACAGTTGTCCTGTTCATACTCACAACTCTTCTCATAGCACCAATCACAAAGAACAACGAAGGCATTAAGAAAAATGCCGACTACATAATCACATTGGAATGGCCTGAGGCTGTTGACTGTGACGTTGATCTGTGGGTGCGTGATCCACTAAACAATATCGTATCGTACAAAATACCAGAATCTGGTCTAATGTATTTCGAGCGTGATGATATGGGTAAGCGTAGAAGCGTATACGATATCAATGGAGAAGAAGTTGTTATTGATCCAGATAACAAAGAGTACATAACACTGCGCGGTACATTCCCTGGTGAATATGTTGTGAACTTACATCTATACTCATGCTTGAATTCTCAAAGCAACTTGGGGCTACCTGTTGATGAACCAATTGAAGTTCCTTTAGTTGTTGAAGTGATCAGGATCAATCCAAATCTTGTGGTCGAGAAGACAATTCACATGAAGATGAATTTTGTGTGGCAGGAAAAGACTGCGATACGCTTCGTTATGGATGATCAAAAGAATATCATTCGCACTATGAGCGATTTCGTTTCTGTTAGAGGCGAGAGAGGATTACAATGACACAGACATTTCTATTAGTATTCGCGCTATTTGCTGTTGCTGTGATGGCAATATCCTTGTATTGGAATAACTCTCTTGTGAAGTTTGCTTCTATTGCGTTGTTTGTCGTTCTTGCTAATTGTGTATATTTCGCACTTGATGGTGTAAAAGGATGGCCCGCAGAAGAGCCAAATGAAGTCAAAGGCACTCTTGCTTCAATTGTGATTGTTAATCCTTCATCTACAGACAAAGGTGGCATTTACATATCAATATTTTTGACTGAAAAACCTGAATCGTATAAATACTTATATCCACGTATAGCACCAAAGACATTCTATGTGGAGTATTCGAACAACCGTGCCGCCCAGTTTGAAAAAGCAAAACAGGCTATGGCTGAAGGTAAAGAAGTACGTATAAATGGTATACCGCCTAAAGAAGGCAGCGGTGAAGGTCAACAAGGCATGGATGATTTGAGTGAGATTGGTGTTCTCATGAATAACATAATGAATAAACTATTATCTAATCAAAAAGACACCTACAAACCAAAGACACCTGGTGATCTGGAAATTGTAGAACAGGGGGCACCACCTCCGAAAGGAAAACAGCCATGAAGACAGAAGATTTTCCCATAAGACATCATATATGTATAATACTGTATATTATTATAATATCTTTCCTCACTGCAACTGTTGTCTTATATACAGGGGCATTTGGTTCTATAAAAAGCACTGAACAAGTAGTCCGTACAGTTAAAAAAGGCACAGTACTCATAGAAAATAAGCTTGATACCACAAACGGGGGCATCGGTACTGGATTCATTATAGGCGAGAACTTAATCGTTACGAATGATCATGTTATTGAAGGCAATGGCAAACTAACTGTTGTGTCAGCCAATGACCAAACTCGTTATGAGGCTGAGGTTATTAGTACCGATGCTATTGTTGATATAGCAATTCTTAAGTTAAAGAAGTGGGATGAGTTTAAGAAACATGAGGGAGCAGTTATTCTTCCGATTGGTGATAGTCGTGAGATGGAAGAAGGCAGCAAGGTAGTTATTATTGGTCATCCGTGGGGACTCACATGGACAGTTTCCGAAGGTATTATGTCTTCCAAAAATCGTCGCGTAGGATCAAATCCAAAGTATGTAGATCAAGTTGATGCTAAAATTTTTCAAGGCAACTCAGGAGGTCCTGTCTTCAATGAACAAGGGGAAGTTATCTGTGTTAGCGAATTGATGTTTGAAGGAAAAGGTGGATCATATGGTTTCTGTATTCCTTCTGTTCTGCTCAAGAAAGTCCTTGGTGATTTCCAATTATTCGGTGAAGTTAGATGGAGAGCAATGAATGTAAGTATTGGGTTGACAGATGATGGGAACTATGCTATAGTAAATTCAATTGATGAGAATGGTGCTGCTGATAAGGCAGGAATCAAAGTTGGTGATAAGATACTGGAAATTTATACACCAAACAATCATCCAACTGGTTTGAAAATTACCGATGTTAATAGTTTGGTTTCCGAAATGGCCACAATAAGTGGTGCTGACGAAAAGATCAAAGTTCTAATTGAAAGAAATGGTGAAAAGCAAATGATTGATGTGATTACAAACTACAAACTATCAAAAGAATATGAACCGGACAAGAGCAAGTAAATGCCACCATCAAAAGATGAAGTTCTTACGTTTTCTCTCGGTGTTGAGAAACTTGCAAAGAAAAAGAATATGACTTACATGGATGCAGTAATTGAACATTGTAGTCAAATTGGACTAGAAGTGGAACTATCTGCAAAGCTTATTTCAGGAGCATTGAAGGCAAAGATTCAAGTTGAAGCGGAAGAACTACACTTCTTACCTAAATCAAATACAGCCAAACTTCCTATATGATTGGACTTAAAGGCCCACCTGAATGGTGGAAAACGATTGATGCACTTCGTTATTATGAGAGAGATATGACAGACACACAGACAAATACATTTGATCACTACGAAACACAGAAGATTCTTGATATGAAGAATAAGGCTCGAATTCATTTCGAGAGTCTTCGTCTAAACGATATCTTCAAGAACAATGTTGTAATTGCCGGCGGCTGCTTCACTTCATGGTATCATGGTGAGCATCCGAAAGACTATGATATCTTTGTGATCGGTGATACTCAAGAACAGGTTAAAGTGAAGAATGTTCTTGAGTATATGTTGGTTGGACTTATTGACGTTACGGAAGACTACAAGCGCGACAACGACAAGATTATCGGTGTGTGGCAAGACAAGAATCAGAATCAAGTCATATACACAAATTATAAGACTCGCGAAGAGTTGATTCAGCATTTTGATTTTACTCACTGCATGGTATCCTACTATGCGGACAAGATTCATCTCACGCGCAAGACCTTCGATGCTATTGTGAAGAAGCATCTTATTCCTAATCAGAAGAGCCGTATTGCTGAGTGGCGTGTAGAGAAGTTTAAGTCTCGTGGTTTTACTTTTCCAGAAACTATTTCAACTCCTCATTATAACCAGCAGCGGATATATCCTACGTATCTAAACAGTTTAAACCCGTACAAGAATGGTATGGCACGTGTCAACCCTATGCGGTCTGCACCATTGCATGACGATCTGGATGATGTGAGTCCGTTTTGAAGTTAACAGGGTACGAAACATACTGCACGTACCTTGCCCTTAAGAACCACTTCACGAAGCCTTCTTATGACTTCTTTAAGTATAATGGCAAGGTGCATGTGAGTAAGGAATCATTTCTCGCTAGAAGAGATAGATTTCAATTTGAGAAGTTTGCAAGAAGACATGAAGATCCAAAAACATTCATGCTTGCAAACTTCCTACAAGATAGGACATGGATTGGTGAGTTCCTAGATGATGAAGCTGCGGACACGTTCATGCAGTATGTGAGGACAATCCAGTCCATGTCCTACACGTTCGCAAACGATCTGGATAAAATGGAAGATATTCGTGATTACTTCAAGATGAAGGACAACGAATATCCATTGATAGTCACACTGCTTATGAATGGTCAAATGACGATTCAATCATTCGTGATACTCGACCATTTTATCCAGTTCTCTACCAAATTTGATGCTAAGATGCCAGATGATTATATCTGGTCTAAGATTAGCTTCAAAGCCAAGAAGTATAAGCCCTTCTTGTTTCAAGACCTTGATCAAAAAAAGTTCAAGGACATATTAAAAAGACGCCTTACGGCACATATATATACTTGACAGGGAAAGAAAATCCTGTTATTATATACATCTTATACAACGCGATACATCGCATACATGGAGAACATACAATGTCAAACTTTGCATCCCTCAAGAAGTCTTCCACTGATCTCAGCCGTCTCACTAAGGAAATCGAAAAGATCAATGCACCCGCTGAAGGCGGTAGCAATGATACTCGGTTCTGGACGCCTGAAGTAGATAAGGCTGGCAACGGCTACGCTGTTATCAGGTTCTTGCCTTCGCCTGCCATCGACGGTGATGACGCACTTCCTTGGGTTCGCATTTTCAATCATGGTTTCAAGGGTCCTACTGGTAAGTGGTACATTGAAAACTCACTCACGACTATTGCACAGAAGGATCCTGTGTCTGAGTATAACACTCAGCTTTGGAATTCTACCACTGACGATATGTCGCCCGCACGTAAGCAGGTGCGCGAACAAAAGCGACGTTTGACTTACATTGCCAACATCATGGTCATTACTGACCCTAAGAACCCTGAGAACGAGGGTCAGGTCAGACTGTACAAGTTCGGTAAGAAGATTTTCGATAAGATCACTCTTGCTATGAATCCGCAGTATGAAGACGAGAAGCCAATGAACCCGTTCGATCTGTGGAACGGTGCCAACTTCAAGATCAAGATTCGTCAGGTTGAGGGTTATCGTAACTACGACCTCTCTGCATTCGACAATCCTGCGGCACTCTCTGACGATGATGCCAAACTTGAGAAGATTTGGAAAGGTGAATACTCTCTGAAGGAGTTTACTGATCCGAAGAACTTCAAGAGCTACGACGAACTCAAGACCAAGCTAAACATGGTGTTGGGAATTGAAGGTAGTGCTTATCAGTCTCGCGATACTGCTAGTATTTCTGGACTGACACAGAAGCCTTCGTTCGAACCTGCAAAGCCTCGCGCCTCTGTCGCTGACTCAGTACCTTTTGATACTGAAGAAGATGAAGACATGAAGTACTTCAAGGGTCTTGCTGACGAATAATAATTCAGCAGCCTAACATGATAGGAAAGGGAGCAGTTTTTGCTCCCTTTTTCTTTAGCTAACGTTGCCGTAGTTCATTCGATCTCGCGATAGTCCATATGCCCTGTGAAGTGATGCATGGATCTCATTAAACGCATTAGTGCCAGGTATATTGCCGATGTTACCAGCAGCTTGTGAATTTTGAATTGGTGATGACATACCACCCTGAATTGGATCACGCTCTTCAGGTCTTGCTTTCTTTGCAGCAGGATCAGTAGGTGAATCAATATTTGTCTGCTCGTCATACTTCTGAATTAGATCATCAGCTTTGCGTGTGACATTAGACTTGACTTGAAGTCCACCGCCTTTTGCATCTATACCATCTTGCAATTCACCATTATTAATCTCAGCTTTCACATCTCCACTATTCTTGTCGACCACTTGTAGATTGTCTTTCTGGTCGATGTAACCACCTTGTGCCATTTGTTGAGCTGGCACTTCCGCAGCTTGTTCAGGAACAGCAGTTGGTTGTTCTGGTTCTGTTGTAGTCTCTGTGTCGGTTGCAAGAGGAACAGGTGCTGCATCAGTTTCCACTGCGCCAGCATCGTTTGTCTGAATATGCTCATTAGGTGTAGGATTAACCTGATCATATCTCTGTGTGTTTGTAAGCTTATCTAAATGATCTGCTCTTTGTTCAGGAGTCATCTGAGAAATTTGTTGCATTTGATTCAAGAACTCTTGACCCTCTTGCGTATTTTGTAATGACGCTGAAGATGAATTTCCTGGTCCATTCGAATATCCCCAGAAAGACATTTCTCTGGTATCATCACCTGCCTGTAAGTGTGCAGATGTATTATTCATTGTATACCCTAATGCCATACCTGTATCGTTAGCTGCCGTCAGTCTTGCAGCTTGATACATTTCCTGCTTAATGTCTTTAGGTAACTGAGCCAGTGTAATTGCTCTACCTTCTTGATCAAACGCTGCCATATCGATAGCGTAGTTCTTATCACGACCACTACCGTGATTTGCTGAGTGATCGTTACCACCTCCGCCATTAGCGATACGTGGAGCATAACCGTACTTACGTAATACCTTTGCGGCAGCATCAGCAGCAATAAGAGTTTCACGACTGACCTTATCTGTGTCCCAATCAAGAATGCCAGTAGACATGGTACGATTGTTACGATCATGATCCAGATTCTGACCAAACACAGGGTCAATTTCATTCCAGATAGGACTATCTCTGCCCACATCTTCGGAATAGTTCTGACGAAGATTGTTATAACGTTCAGTCAGTGAGTTTTCAGGAATGATATTTGTGGATGATACAGGTTGCTGTGATGCAGTCTCACCGACAGCAGCAGGTGTTTCTTTAGACATTCTATTGATTTCATCAATATTGCCTACAGTGTTTAAGTTTTCATAGAACTGAGTTGCATCAGCTCCTGAAAGTGTTGCAGCATATTCAGCAACTTTTGGATCTAGACCTTCTACTGATCCAATTGTTTCTGGTGTAATACGTGCTGTAGGTTCAGGTCCTGTTGTAGTGCCGTCTGTAATAAGATCAGTGGGTGCTGCATCTGTCCCATCTTGAATGTGAGTGTTTTCTGTAGGATCAGCAGTGTCATATGCTTCTAGAGCCTGCTGTGCATATCTATTTCGCGCATCATAGTGTTTTGCATCATCTGCGGCTTTTTCAAACGTTTGCTCAAACACTTTAGTTGCCTGCTCTGTATCGGTAGTGTTTCTGACAGCTTCTAACGCGCTTTTATGTGTGGTAAGTAATTCTTGCTTCAGAAAGCCATAATTAGCTTCTGGATCAGTTGCTTCTAAACCATTATCTACGAGATACTTTTCAAATGCAACGCGACGAACACCAGTCCATTGTGCCCATCCTAAACCACCGCGACCTGCACGAGGTTTAAGTTCTTGAATGCCTGCTTGAAGACCAGCAGACTCATGTCCTAAATTTCCAACAATACCTGCTGCCTGTTCGCGTGTTACTCCAAAATCAGACATTAATCGACGCATGATACCTGGAGCTTGGGTCGAGAATGAACCAGGCACCATAGGATTACGCTTTACATTAGCAGCTTGAGCAATACGTTGAGCAAGTGTTAATGGTACAGGCTCAGCTGGTGCTACATTGTTTCGTTTACCACTACCACCTGATCCACCACCCATATTAGTGCCACCAGATACAGCACTCGACATACCTGCAATTGTTGGTACTGTTTCCTGATAATACTTTGGAAATAATCGCGCAATTTCAGTAGGTGACATATTACCAAATATGCTATTTCCAAGAGGAGAGCCAGCTAGTGTAACTCTCTCTTGGATTGGAATAGAACGGAGCTGTGAAAAGTCCACAGTTAGGTTTTGAAATTTATTGTTCATCTATTCGATCTTCTTCTAGCGGTTGCTGCTGCGGCTTGATCACGGGATTTCTCGTTTTGCTCTTTAATGTGTTCCTTAAGCATATCGATATACAAATATCTTTCCCAAGGTATCATACTCTCTAAGTCTTGTAGCGAGTATTTGTGGTGTTGCATTAACGCGAAATTCGTCTTGTAAAAATTACCAAGATTATTGTAACCAAGCATTAGCGAAAAAAACTTGTAAAGTCTTTATATTCGATATGGTGTTTCGTGCCACATTTAGGACATTCATGATCTGCAACCACAACGAATGAGGGTAATGTATTAATAAATGCATCCAATTTCTTGAATTGTTCTTCTGTCATATCCTCAATAAATGCCTCAAACTCTTCTTTACTGTAGTCTTTCGGCGTATACATCTGTTCACCGTCAAAAAGTCTCTCGATGCAGGCACAGATAATCTTGATTTTCTTACTCAGATTATCCTCTTTTGTTGCCAACATCTTCATAATATCATATGACGGGTATTTCATTTTGACCGTCATTTTACTGGTCAACTGAACATCCATATTATCTTTGAGATTCTTGACTTCAACCTTAGCAATATCGATCTTTACTGGGAAAACAAATCCACACTTTGTTTTGTCTTCCTGTATCGTATTGCAAATGAAATTAACCTCAATTGTCTCACCTACAGACTTAGCTCGCAGTGCAATAAACAGGTAGTCTATATCAAAAAATGACAGTTTGTTAATGTTCGTCTTATCTAATATACAGTTGTTTATGATCTGCTTTGTCGTGTCGATTATCTGTTGATCTTCTTCAGAGGCTAATGCCATAAGTAATAGCTTCTCTTCTTTCACAACAAATGGTCTAACTTTCACTTTCTTGCCTGTAGATGGTATAGTCAATACATAGATTGGCACATCTATCTTTGGTAATGCCATAATAAATTCACTCCTTTAAAATATGATTTTAGACGGTAGTCCTGTAACGACATCTGCTCCTTCAATGAAGTCTTTTTGACTCTTAAGACCTGTAGCTTGTTTATCTAGCTTTGGTCGTGTCCATTTAGTATATGTAAATGATACCGTAATACGTTGAAAATTATCATCAGCCCATGTTACTTGCTGAGGGTTCACGACGATAGGATAAGCATCCTGAAGCGTCCATTGATATGTGGCTTTAGGTACAAGATCTGGAGAATTAGCAACAGGTGCGTCTGCCATCTGGTAAATATGAATCTGTGCGGTATACGTGTCACGATAATTGAAATTCCACAAATGTGTAGGATTAATTAATTCCATCCAATCATCAAAGAATTGACGTTCTTTGGATTCCGTACGACAAATAAATGTCATAGAGGTATCTTCATACTGTGACTGGAATGGTATCTTGAAATTAGGGCCATAATAGCGTCCGTCTAGATTAACGAAGCCTCTACCAGGCATTTCAGCGGCTTCACACAAATAGGACAAATCGCGAAATTGTCCAATTGTTCTCATGTTTGCTGCTTTATCAATTAGATATTGACCTTGAGGGACAATCTTGACCACAAATCGACATGATTTAATTGGCCCACCCTGTGCTGAGACAATACCATAAAAGTCTGTCATAGTAAGCTGTCGTGGTGGATTTGTAATATTGTTTTTTGGTATGTTGGACATTTACTCTTACTTCTTTGTGACGAATAATTCGATTGGTAGTGCTGCTGCACGATCCCATTCTGTAGCAGGTATTTCGATAAATCGACTGCGGATATGGGAAAATAGGTATCGCTTGATTAAAGGTCGCGATTCAGAAGATATATATTTGGTAGAAGAAATCAAATCATACGACAAACGTAACCGTGATTTCTCTGTTAGATTTGTAGCTGTGGCATAACGCTCTAATTTCCCAAGAAATACTGCACGTTCGATTTGTGAAAGATAGTGAATATTAAGACCTAGAAAGCCATCTGAATATCTCTCAATAGGGAAAACGAGAGGATATACGTCATATACAGGCAGTTTGTCTTTATGCTTAGGATCATACTTAAATAGAAACATTTTGCCAATTACGGCACTGCCACGTTGACTTTCTTCAGCTTTAAGAAGGGTCGCGCGCATGGTTGCAGCACTACGGATACGACCTTGAAACCAGTCGAGTGCTTGTTTTGCGTCTTTAATTGTTGAATTTTTCTTTACAGCCATATTGTTATTTATGACGATTTCTCTTGACAACCACTTGACAACAGTGTATTATGGCTATGCCGTCGATGATATGAATAATACTACTTAATTCCTAATTCTCTCTCAGTAATTAGCTTAAACTCCCATCCTCTATCAAGACAATATTCGTTAGCTGCTGACCATTTAGCTTGATTCTTGCCCCATGTCATTACCTCAGTAAGATACTTTCGAGTAGCTTTCTTCTGCTTTCTAGGCTCTCTAGTTTCTTTCATAGGCTTCACTTCCAACAGCATTGTTTTAGTATTACCATCTGGTAATCTCGCTTTAATGAGAAAGTCAGGGAAATACCTGTGTCTACGATTATCTGTTGGACATATATATGGTATTGCTAGTTCCTCACTGCTCCATTCAACGATATTGGGATTATCATCGAAGTATTTCATAGCCTTTAATTCCCAAAGTGATCTATAAATAATATTAGTAGGATCACCCCTATACTTCTGATAGTTTTTGGGTTGAAAGCGTCCTTTGTATGCCATAATTAATTCCATTTTTGTGCATAAATATATATGAAAACCACAGGAATAAACATCACATGACCGATAGCTACTACGACGAGATTACAAGTTCAATTTCAGACGGTCTGGATTGGGCAGGTAATAAGCTTTATGAAGCTTGGGATATAGCTGCTGATGGTGCATTGCCTGATGATAATACACTCTCACAAAAACAATATGGTTTCAATTATAAGACATTCCCTTCTGATTTAGGTATGTCTTATAATGGCCATTATATGGTAATTAATATCAACGTGCCTGTCACACTCACAACAGGTCGTGGTGGTTCTACACAGATTGCGACCGATTTACCAGGTAATGCCACGCTATTACCTGATGAGCTTTCTAAGGTTGACGTTCTACGATTTGGTAGTAAATTGGGTGGTTGGAATGTCTCTCAGACTGATTCGATTACCTCACGTAGAACCCGCAGAATTAAAGAGAGTATTGCCCTATATATGCCTGGCACACAGCTGGTATTTAATGGAATGAACGCCTACGAAGAAATCTCCATGACAGCACTTAGTGGACAATTAGCCACTGGTATTATTTCAAAGGGTGTTGAATTCTTTGCCAGTTATGTGGGTGGTAGAACACTAGTGGGACAAGCACTAAAAGAAGTATTGCCTTCTGCTGCTGATTTAGGTGCTGCTGCTGGTGGTGCCTCAGACACTATTCAGAGTTTGGCCAGTGGTGCCGCTAAATTAGCTGGACGCCCTATTAATCCTCGTGTCGAAGTATTATTTGCCTCTACACCACTCCGCGATTTCCAATTTGAATTCTTATTCATGCCAAGAAACGCGGAAGAATCAAAGTCTGTTCGTGAAATCATCAAGACAATTAGATATCATGCGGCACCTGAATTAGATAATTTCGGTGTCAATTTTATTCCTCCTGCTGAATTTGACATTACATTCTTTCAGGCAGGCAAAGAAAACGTTAATATCCCACGTATCAATACATGTGTGCTGACACGCTGCGAAATCGACTATGCACCAGGTACTGGTCAGTTCTCTACATATAATGACGGTATGCCAATTGCCACACGAATGATGTTGGTATTCCGTGAAGTTGAACCTATCCACAAGCTTCGCGTTCTACAGGGTTTCTAATATGGGTAATTATCTCGACTTATTCCCAAAGATTCAATACACTCTAGAGGGTACCGACAACCAGTACCCTAATTATACCACAATTACCAATATAACATATCGTATTGGTATGATCAAAGAGGTTCTTACTAATTTCGCTGCCTATACGAAATATACGGTAAAAGAGGGTGAAACACCAGAACAATTAGCAGATAGATTTTACGGTGACCCTGAAGCTTATTGGATCATTCTATATGCCAATAATATCTATGATGCTCAATATGGTTGGCCTTTAAGTTATAATGACTTTAATGCATTCATTGTCTCAAAATATGGATCAATTGAGACTGCACAGACCACTTATCACCACTACGAAAAGGTAATTACCAGAGAGAATATTACCGATAATATTACGACAGTTACTAGGTTTAAAATAAATCAGACGAAGATTGCAGATTCAATGTCTGTTGATTTACCCTATGATACCTATGCATCTCTTGAATTTTCGTATACAGCACCTGCCACTAATGTTGGTGGTAAATCAATAATCGAGACTATTTCAAAAAATCGAGTGACAAACTATGATTATGAAAATCAATTGAATGAGGAAAGACGCAGTATTAATATTATCAAGAACAAGTACTATCCACAGTTAATAGCTGAATTTGACAAAATGACCAACAATATCCGTAATGCTTCCATGAGAAGGTTGACATGAGCGAAACTGAATATAAGGGCAGTGACGAATCTGCCATTATTGAGGCCTCTTTTCCTGTTTCAGATAATATACTAGATGATTTCACTGTTCAAGAAGTCACTTTGGTGGAAAGTTTATTGACCCCCGGTATTCAGACCGCTATTAAAGTACACTCTTATAGACACGTATTGCCAAATAAGAACCTTGACGAGTTCAAGAACCTAATCGCTAATATCAAAATCAAGCGACCAATCCTCAAAGCATATAAATTTAATGAAGACAGCATCGAAGTAAATCCTCGTATTTACCGTCTTGCTGATCGTAAAATGATTAATACCAATAACGAAGAATTCGTGCTGTATGGATGTGATGACAGCCTATTGAATAACGCACGGGATTTAGTATCGCAGAATTGGAATGCAACCTCTCCATCCGAAGTGGTAAGACAGGTATTATCATCCTCTGCCAAAGTTACCAATATGGATATTGAGTCATCTTCACCCAGTCGCGACTATATTGCCGAAAATATTCACCCATTTGATGTCGTAAAACAGCAGGCAGAGGTGGCATTAGCTAACGGTAATGACCCGTCCTTCTTGCACTATATGACATATGAGAATGGTGGAACACACCATTTCAGATCATTGGCATCATTATCAAAAGGCACACCTATTGTAGAGCTAACCCATGCAGATACAGCTGGAGCTAAGTCAGAAAAGAATGACATATATGGTGGATACAGAAATCCTCGATTGATTATGACATATAGTTTCCCATGTGATTTTGATTTATTGTCTGATTTATTGAATGGTATTGATACTGATGGCCGCGATTTAACTTCCATGGTATTAACAAATGCATTCTTAGGGCAATTCTCACTATCGGGTGTACAGACTATTGCGAATGGATTAGGACAAGGCATCTTTAAATTGGGTCAAACTAATTTTAATTCAGCAGATCAGCAGGATGCCAGCAATAGTGCCATTGAACAATACCTATTAAAAAGACAGGCTCGCATGAATTTATTGGAGCCAGACAAGGTAGCACTGAGATTAACTGTGCCTTGGAACCCAATATATCATGCAGGTAAAGTAATTCGTATCAATCTATATAATAAGAATGACAAGAATCGAGCACCTGTTCAGTTATATGGCGCCGGTGATTATTTGATTTCATCTATGGTGCATACAGTCAAGCGTGGTGGTTTCTCGACTACTACGATGGATTGTGTTTCTACAACAGTTGGTAAGGGAATGGTATGAGTAAGTATAAGGCACCTAATCAGGGTGAATATCTTGTAGGGGTAATTGTAGGTGGTGACAGCGAAGATCCAGCAAAAGACAAGGCTGGTGGTGCGCGTGTGTGGATTCCATCTCTGTATAATGGAAATAAGATTAAATTTACTGATTTACCCTTCGCGCGAATGATAGGTTCTGGCACTCAAGGATCAGTCCATAGTTCAAGTCAACCACCAGAGCGCGGTACTTGCGTTATGTGTGTGAAAGATGGTGGACCTGGTCATTCTGGTTCAGGATATGTCACAATATTAGGGGTGCTGCCTAATACTGTTATGAAGAATATGGGTGTTCCTGGCGGTAAATCACTCTTTAGTTTCTTTGAAGAAGCCGTAAACCACAAGACAGACAAGAAAGCACCACCTAAATCACTTAAGAATGGCACTAGAGATGGTGCTGAAATTCGTGAAGTACAAGATAATGGTATGTGGTCGCATAGTCTTGTTAAAGCTATTCCTTCTACCGCAACACTTTGGCCAATGGCAGGTATTCATCTTGATCAAGTTAAAGGTATTGCAACTGCGACACAACATTCTACCAGTATTCTGAGCAGTTCGATGCTATCACAAATGCCAGGTATGACCATGTCGTTAGGTAAAATGTTTAATATGCTTCAGTCAACTGGGGCATTAGATCAGATATTATCAAAACTACCGCCCGAAATAAAAGACGCTATGGTTTCCACATCTAATTTGATTACTCAGGTCGAAACCAGCTCTAGCTATGGCTTTGCTGTTACGAATCGCGTACAACCTGATACATTCTTACAGAACGCGACTCAGCTTCTTTCAACAGCAAAGAGTATTGGTGATATCGTAGACACCATGAATCGCTTGACTACGGATGAAAGTCTTCATGGGTTAGACAAGCTAGAAAAGGTTAAAATACGCACAGCAGGTGCATATGGCAATACTATTATGGAACTTGACTCAACAGGCGCAATCACTGCAACGATCAATCTTGCGGAGATCGTCGCTTCTGTAAATACAGATGCAAATGCCGTTACCACAATAGCCAATGTAGCTAACACACTTATCAAAAAGACAGGCAACAAGCAGGATGACGATGATGCAGAACAATATGTCAGCAATATTCAGGGTGCAATAAGTATGTTGACGTCCGCTGAACAGGCATTTTCTTCTTCTGGAAAGAATTTGTTTGGAGAATCTGCAAAGACCATGTTTGATATGCACAATAGAATGAACCCTGGTAAATTAGCACACATGAAACAACTGACAGAGAGTGTAAATACTGGAATAACTGCAAAGAAAAACATTAAGCCATTGACTGATTTAATTATGAAAGGTGGCAATATTCTGTCAGGTAAAGGTTTCTCATAATGGCTATTTCATCCAAACCACCTAATAAGTCTACGACAAACAACGCAAAGCAAAGCGGTTCGACTTGGGATGGACTTCCAGACGCTCGAAAGATGAAAGGCGCTGGTGTATATCCTAATGGTGATGTATATAAGACGCGAACAGGCCACACGTTCATGTTTGATGATAGTAATGGCGCAGAGAGCATCACATTGCAGCATCGTACAGGCTCAATGATTCAATGTATGCCAGACGGTGCAATTCAAATCGTCGTTCACAATGGACAGTACAATATTATTTTTGGTGAAAATCGTGTGCTTGTTACAGGTGCACAGGATATTACAGTACAGGGCACAGCATCACTTCGCGTCGAGGGTGACTATAATTTAACTGTAACTGGTAATATGAATGCGACAGTGGAAGGTGATTATAACCTAACTGCAAAGAATGTACACGCTACGGTCGCAGAAAATATAGAAATGGTGGCAACTAACTTGACTGGTAAGTTTGATGGCAATGGTATGCTTTCTACTCACGGCAACTTCATGATTGCTGGAGATGGTGATACAATCCTCGCTTCCACTAGTGGTACTCTTTCTCTAGGTGCATCAAAAGATATTGGTATTCGTAGTGTTGGTGCTGGTGTCCATGTGCAGTCATCGAACGATATCAACCTGAAATCAAGTAGTAAATTGAATATGCAATCGACTGGCAAAGCATCGCTCAAGTCTGCTGGCACTGTTGCCATTGAAGGTCCATCAGCAATTCAGTTGAACACAAGTGGTGAAGCAGATGATGCCGACGAAGCATCACAGAAGGTCAAAGCAAAACCAGCACCAAAAACAAAAACGGTCAATGACTCATTTACCAATCCCCCAACCAAGGGACAATATAATATCGCATAAATAAAAGTATGACCAATAAAGTAGCACGTAACAAAGATTATTCCGACATAGATCTGGATTTCTTACCACATCCTACAACTAAGGATGTACTGAGAAAGACAGGAATTGATTCTGTAAAAAGATCGGTTCGTAATCTAATTCTCACAAATTTCTACGACAGACCATTTCGTCCTTATATTGGGTCGAATGTCCAAAAGCTTTTGTTTGAGAATGCCAATCCACTTGTGGAAGGATTTATCAGAGACGCTATCAAAGAGGTAATAGAAAATTTTGAACCTCGTGTTTTAGTCAAAAAAGTGGATGCACTATTTGACTACGATAACAATGGTTATAATGTCAGAATTTATTTCATAGTCCTAAACAGTAGCGAACCCGCAGTAACAACCTTATTCTTAGAGCGCATTAGATGACAGCCAACACAAGTTTGAGAGTAACCGAATTAGATTTTGACTCAATTAAGCAAAATCTTAAAGAGTATTTGAGAGGTCAGTCACAGTTTCAGGACTTTGACTTTGATGGATCTGGTATGTCAGTTCTATTGGATATTCTTTCCTATAATACTCATTATATGAGCTACTATCTCAATATGGTAGCTAATGAGTCATTCCTTGATACCGCACAGCTCAGAACTTCCGTAATTTCTCATGCTAAAGCCATCAACTACGTGCCGGAATCGCGACACGGTGCTTCCACTACTGTTGATATTGTTGTAACACCTTCAGCTACCGAACCTACTGATTCTGTTGCAACACTGGAGAAGTATACAAAGATTTTAGGCACAGACATTGACGGTATAAACTATCCATTTGTTGTACTCAATAGTTCTACAGAATCTAAATCTAATGGTTCTTTCACATGGTATAACGTTGAGATTGCTCAGGGTGAAGTTATTACTCTGCAATATCTTATGGATTCATCTAATGTAAAAAGACGTTTTACTATTCCTTCAGCTAACGTCGATATCGATACAGTTACCGTGTTTGTACAAACTTCAACAACAAACACGACAACAGTGGAATACATTCGCGCTGGAGATGTCACAGAGTTGGATGGCACTTCTAAGGTATATTTTGTTGAAGAAGATGGTGAAGGCACATATGTAATCTATTTTGGTGACAATATTATTGGCAAGAAACCTGATAATGGAAATGTTATCATTGTGAACTATCTTGACACTGTAGGTGAAGAAGCAAACAAAATTAGCTCGTTCTCATTTGCTGAACCAGTAGCTGGATTGTTCCGAGATAGTACTCCTATTACACCTGATAGCCCAACTTTTGGTGGTACTGAAAAGGAAACAATTAGTGATATTCGTTTCCGTGCACCTTATGCCTATGCAGCACAGAACCGTGCCGTAACAAAATCTGATTATGAAACTTTGATCTCTAAGGACTATGACTATATCAACTCTGTGTCAGTTTGGGGTGGAGAAGATAATGATCCTCCTATCTACGGTAAAGTGTTTGTATCACTCAAGACAAAAGACAATTACTTCCTTACAAATGATGAAAAGCTTGAAATTACCAATAAGTTGATTAAGACACGTAATGTTATGACGGTCACACCAGAAATTGTTGATCCTTCATACACATATATTCAAGTCCGTGGTAATGTATATTACAATTCATACATCAGTTCCGCTTCAGCATCTGCCATCAAAGCATATGTTCTTGCAGCCATAGCAGACTATAATGATACCGAAATCAACTTTTTCAATTCCGTATTCCGTAAGTCAAAGCTCCAGAAGTACATTGAAAACTCATATAGCTCAATTACTGGTTCAGACATTAGAACATTCTTGCAGAAGCGTCTAATAGTATCTCCTAATGAGACTAAAACATATGTGATAAGTTTCAATGTTCCTATTAAACGCGGTGATTATACAGGAACAATGACAACATATCCACAGTTGACTGTGACAGATGGCAACTTTATTGACCGTAAGATATATTTCGAAGAAGTGCCTTCCAGTGCGACAGGTATTTTAGGCATTAAGATTGTAAATCCTGGCATCAACTATATCACACCACCTACCATTGTGATTTCAGGTGATGGTTCTGGAGCTACTGCGACCGCTCGAATTGCAGGCAATAGAATTTCAGCGATTGAGATTACCAATAAAGGTATCAATTATAGTCGAGCAACAGTAAACATTGTAGCTGAATTTGGCACTGAGGCTAAAACAGAAGTTCTTCTTGAAAGTAGATTTGCGACGCTTCGTTCATACTATATTGATGATACAGGCAAAAAGGTAATTGTTGTTGAAAATGCAGGTACTGTAGATTATGAAGAGGGTATTATCACACTCAATTCATTGAATGTAAAATCTGTAGAAGCCAATGATTTATACGATGAAAATATCTTTACGATCAGCGTTCCTATCGATCAAGAGGTTATTTTCCCACTTCGAAATCGTATCTTAAATATAGATGAGACAGATCCAAGCTCAATTCAGATTAACGTAATTACCGAATGATCAGCGAAAACAAAATATCAACTCTGGTATCTTCACAATTACCATTCTTTGTAAGGAATGATCACGAAAACTTTGTGGCATTCCTTGAAGCATATTATGAATGGATGGAACAGACACAGGGTGTTGTCAACGTAGCAAAGTCTATGAAAGATCAGTTGGATCTAGATAAGACTGATATATTTGTCCAACAGTTCTACAATAATTTTCTTCCTCTTATTCCACAAAATGTACTGGTAGATAAGAATTTACTTGTTAAGAATATTAAAGACTTCTATAAATCTCGCGGAACTGAGAAGTCTGTGCGCTTTCTCATGCGTATTCTTTTCAACGATGAAGTGGAATTTTATTATCCAAAGAAGGACATTCTTCGCGCTTCTGATGGTAAATGGTTTGTTGAAGATTCTATAAAAATTTCCGAGGTATATATTAACGGTGTCTTAGACAATAGAATTCAAACTGCTAATCTTCTAGTGAGTCGCCGAATTATTGGTCTAACTTCAGAAGCAGCGGCAACTGTTGAAAAATTAGATACCTACTATGAAAGTGGCGTTCTTGTTCGCGAATTGAAGATTTCTCAGCAAACTAAGGACTTTAGTTCTGGTGAATATATATCGACTACATATCTAGAAAATGGAAATGAAATTACCATTGAAGCTTTATTGTTTGCTGGTGGTATTAGTTCTGTTAAGATAGTTTCTCCTGGTGAAGGATATCAAGTTGGTGAGACGGTAACAATTACAGGTGATGGGTCCGGTGCAGTTGTTATCATTTCCTCTGTAAGTACTGGAAGTCTTTCCGGTATCGGAGTTATCAATGGTGGTTCTGGCTTTCAAAACAATAGTCAAGTTCTAGTTTCTGGTGGTGGAGGCAGTGGTGCGAATGGTTTAGTTAATTTGGTAGTTGACGATGGATCGATACACCCAAATAGCTACAACATAGTTTCGTCCACAATTTCATTGGAATCCAGTTCTCTTTTAAATAAGTCGAGTTATACTAATCTAAACTCCAGAAACGTAAATTCCACTATTGCTAGTGCAATGAATTACTTTACGTATGCAAATACAGGTCCAATTGGTAGTATAAGTCTAACGAATTTAGGTTCGAACTACACAGGCACACCAACATTTTCTATTGTCGCAAATACTCGCGTTCGTGCTTTAGGTATTCTTGGAAGAATGCAGATCATTAACGGTGGTAGTGGATATAGTGTTGGAGATATTCTCAAATTCAATAACGTGTTAGGTGGTTATGGATCAGGAGCTAACGCTAGAGTTAAAGCGGTAAACACATCTAGTTCAAGTGTTATCACTGAAGTTGAATTTACGGCTAGTGGCGGTCACATCATAGGCGGTTCTGGGTATGATCAAAACTTCTTACCCACTGTTGAAGTATTATCAGCAAATGGTGTTAATGCCAATATTATTGTAACATCTGTTCTTGGATTTGGTGAAAGACTAGCTTCAGTAGGTTCCAAAGCTGGTGCGATTCTATCTTTGTCTATCACATCTAGAGGTTCAGGCTATTCAACCGCGCCGACATTAAATCTTACAAATATTGGATCTGGTACAGCACAAGCTACCGCAACAGTGATTACAGGTTCATACAAGTATCAGGGTCGATTCTTAAATGATGATGGAATGGTTTCTTCATATAACTTCTTGCAGGACAGAGACTACTATCAACCATTTTCTTACGTTTTAAAACTCAAACATTCTTTGGAAAAATATAAGAGTATTTTAAATAAGCTCATTCATCCTGCAGGCATGAAGATGTTTGGAGAGTATGTTATTGAGAAAGATACAACACCTATTAATGCTTCTTTAAAGAATATTACGGTAAATGTTGCAAATCTTACCATAAAAGTTCTTATGATTAATACATCAACCGGTACAGGAAATTTTGTTCCTAATGAAGTTGTATATCAAGGTGCTACACTAAATACTGCTACATTTAAGGCATCTGTTGTTTCATGGAACAACTCAACAGGTAAGCTTGAACTTCTCGACTATATAGGTACTGCTAATACAGGAACCATTAGAGGTGTAACTTCAGAAGCAAACAGAACCGTAATTACCGTAGTCTAAATAATATGAATTTAGGAATAAAAAATGCCATCAACATACACTAAAAGTCTTGAAATATTGAATGCCGAACTTTTCAAAAGCTCAGTGGGTGGTACTTCAGAGCCATACATCTATTTCACATTTGGTAAAGTTGGACCTTGGACAGATGAACAGAATCCTCCTACACCTACATCAAATGTTACTCAACAGATAGAAGTTTGGAAAAATATTATCGGCGCAAAGCAGATTCAAGGTAATGATGTTAGCTTGTGTGTTCCTCGCATTAACTGGACAAGTGGTAACGTTTATTCTCAGTATGATGACCAAAGAAATACAACAGATTACGGTAACACTGCATCACCTTTTTATGTTTTAACGACGGATTACAACGTATACAAGTGTTTGAGTAACAATAATGGTGAGCCTTCTACAGTAAAGCCGGCATCAACCATAACTAACTCAGCCGTTGAGGGTGCAGACAAATATGTGTGGAAATATTTGTATACACTAACAGATGATGAAAAACTTAAGTTCTTAACTACGAATTATATGCCTGTTAAGAAGATAACCGAAGATAACGGATCTTTGCAATGGTCAGTTCAACAGAATGCGATTGAGGGGGCTATTGAGGCTATTAAAATTGAAGATGGTGGTTCTGGCTATAGTTCGGTTAGCCCACCCACACTCGTCATTAGTGGTGATGGAATAGATGCTACAGCGGTTGCAACCGTTAATGCAACCACAACTGCTATTAACAGCATCTCTATTCAGCAAAAAGGTTCTGGATATACGAATGCTACGATCAGTGTGATTTCATCAGAAGGTTCTGGCGCTAATCTAAGACCTATAATATCACCGCCAGGAAATCCTTCAGGTGGACACGGTTCTAGTCCGGTGGAAGAATTGGGTGCATCAAACGCTATCATTAATCTCAGACTTAATGGAACGGAAAGTGGTGTATTTGATATACAAAATAACTTCCGACAGATTGCCCTTATCAAAAATCCAAGATTAACTTCATCACTCGCGTATGCTACAGGAATTGTATACTCACAGCTAACAACATTGTTCCTTGATACAACAGGTTCAAGTGATTTTAGCTTAGATGAAATTGCATTTCAAGGTGCTACGCTGGAAACTGCAACGTTTAAAGGTACTGTAGTTTCATGGAATTCTAATAACGGAGAATTGAAACTCAATGACGTTACTGGAAATCCTAAATCTGAAATCATTACAGGTTCTTCTAGTAGAACCGTAAGAGCAGTTGTAGGTGTTGATAATTCATCGAAGCTTCAGAGGTATTCAGGAAGTATTCTATATATTGACAACAGCGTGTCTATTCAACGTTCAGCAGAACAGACAGAAGAATTCAAGATTATATTATCATTCTAATTTGCAAGAGGAAAAAGAATAATGGCTAATACTGCCGCCAATTCAGCATTGACAACAGATTTTAACGTAACTCCATATTATGATGATTATGATGAGGAAAACAACTATTATCGTGTCCTCTATAAGCCAGGATTCGCAGTACAGGCCCGTGAACTTACACAGATGCAGACTATCTTGCAGAAGCAAATTGATAGATTTGGTAAGCACGTTTTCCGTGACGGTTCCATTGTTCTTCCAGGTCAGTTTGGTATTGAAAAGGATGTTGATTACATAAAAGTCAAAGATGAAGACGATACAGGTGCACCAGCTAATCTTAGTCTTTTCCTCAACAAAGATATTTACAGCGTAACAAACAACGTTGAAGCCTACGTTATTGAAATTCTTCCTGGTTCTGAAAACAGCGTAGATGGTAATTACAAAACTCTATTCATTCGATACAAGTCTTCTTCACCTTCTAACACAAGCATTGTAAAATTCAATGCAAGTGAAGTTTTGTCTACAAACACAGGACAAAAACTAGTAGCAATCGATACAGCACCAACAGGTTTAGGTTCACGCTTCATCATCCGTGAAGGCGTTATCTTTGCTAAAGGTCATTTCTTAAGATTTAATGAGCAATCAATAGTGCTTTCGCGTTATGGAACAAATCCGACATGTCGTGTAGGATTTAACATCTCAGAACGTATCGTTAAAGCATCAGATGATAGTTCGCTCCTAGATCCTGCTCTTGAAGCTTCCAATTACTCAGCTCCAGGTGCTGATCGTCTTCAACTTAATTTGGAATTACAAGTTCGTGATATTGATGATGAAGAAGAAGCACCAAACTTTGCAGAACTCTTTACCATCAAAGAGGGAATAATCATTGAAAGATATGACCGTTCGCAATATAACATTCTACAAGATGAGCTTGCAAAACGCACACTTGATGAATCTGGTAACTACTATGTGTGGGGTCTAGATGTTCGTGTTCGTGAGAACTATGATTCTGGTACAAATGGTGGTTATTCTGCAAATGGCAACTCAAGCTTCTTGTCTATTGGTGTAGAACCTGGTGTAGGATATGTTAGAGGTTATGAAGTTGGTAAGCTTGTAACCGATTATGATGTTGTTATTCCTAAAGCTTCAACATATGCGAATCTAAGCGGACAAGTTGCAACTGCATCTATGGGTAATTATGTTAGATGTAATAACGTTTTTGGTCAAATTTCTTCTGATACAGGTGCAGTTGTTAATCTCTATGATACTGCCACAAAAAGAATTGCAACACGGGGTGCTCTTGCAGGAACGCCATCAGGCAATAATATTGGTACTGCCCGCGTTCTTTCAGTTGTCAAATATGATGGAATTTTAGGTACACCAGACGGTGAAGTTTTCGTTTACCTATCAGACATTCGTATGGTTGGATCAAATTCTTTTGCTCAAGTTAAGACAATAAACGCTTCAGGACAGTTTTGGGCAGATCCGATTGTAGATGCTTCTCTTGATACACTTTCATTGGAAGGTAAATCTATATCCACACTTCTTATGAGTGTAGGTTCTCCTGCCGTTCGTGATCTTAAAGGAACTGATGGAGCTTCAAAAACATCATTCAACTTTAATAGAACCGTATCTAGCGTTTCTTTCACAAATCCTGGTGGTACTGGAGGTGTCGCAAACGTAGTAAACAGTATTGTCGGCGAACAGATGATATATGGCACGACTTCATTAACTGCATTGGATAAGTCAGAAATTATTCTTTCTGTTAGTGCAGATATTACCGTAAACACAGGTTGGACTGTTTCCGATACTCCATCAGGTAATATAATCCAGTCGACAGGTTCTTCGTTCTTAAGATTTAGTAAAGGTGATACAATCCAATTTTCCGGAAACACAGAATATTTCACTATTACCGATATATCTAACGATACTAATCTTATAATCGATAGACCTTATACAGGTACAAGTGCTTTTATTCTAAGAGCATATCGTGCAGGCAGTATTATTGATCTTAATTCTAAATCTATCACGACTGGACAGCAGAGATCAGTAACGACAACGCCGTCTACTTTGAATATTTCATTGTATGAACCTATTGCTACAACAGATGCAAAACTTACATATCCAGTAAATAGACCTGATGCTGTTGAGATCAATAAAGAATTAGTAGAAAACGTATTGGTAAAGATTGATTTTACATCAGGTACCAATACACCTTCTTTAACAAGTCCAATCAATCTTGGTATTCCGGATGTCTACAAGATTAAGAAAATTCTCCGTAGAACTGATGCAATGCCAACTAGTACAACTGATGCAAATGCTGCGGATGTAACCAGATTCTTTGTTCTGGATAATGGTCAGAAAGATGATATGTATGACTTTGCAACTATTAATCCAAACGGGATTAGTTTGACTGCAAATGATCGTTATCTAGTTGTACTAGATCACTTTGAGCCTAACTTTGCTGTTGGTGTGGGATACTTCTCCGTTGATTCATATCCAGATTCAATAGGTATTGAAAATATTCCAATCTTTGAATCGCCAACAACAAAGATCAAATATGATCTCCGTCAATTCATTGATATCAGACCTGTAAAGCAGAGAACTGCCAATTCTACTACACTGATCGGCAGTGCTACTACTAACCCAGGATCATCAACAGTCTTCAATTATGACACAAATGGAATGCGTTTCCCTGTTCCTTCATCGCAAGTAACATACTCATATTCATACTATTTGCCTCGCAGAGACGTTGTAGTTATGGATAAAAGAGGACAAGTATCTGTCATTTCAGGCAATCCAAATGTAAATCCAATTACTCCTGCTGTACCTGAAAACGTTATGGCACTTGCTGCAATTTATGTTGCACCTTTCCCTTCACTTTCACCAAATTATGCTCAAATTATTGGAAGAAAAGATTTGTCTGTGCAAGTTAAGAGGCTTGCCAATATTAGATACACGATGCGTGACATTGGAGTTTTGAAAGACCGTATCGTAAATCTCGAATACTACGCGGCTCTCACAGCACTGGAAAAGTCTGCTATAGATATGCAGATTCTTGATGAAAATGGAAACAATCGTTTCAAGAACGGCATTTTTGTTGATTCTTTCCGTGATGAAAGTAATGGCGATACTGCCGATGTTAATTATCGTATCGTAAACGATCCTGAAGAAAAGAGCATTCGCCCTCTCTACACTATGAGATCAATCTATTATAATACAACATCGCTTACAGGACTTGTCCAGAATGGACCTCTTATCCATCTGCCATTTACCCATAATCTGATGATTGAACAGCCTAAAGTAACATCATATAGAAACGTCGAAGTTTCAAGCTACAGATTTGTTGGCAACTTGTTCCTTACACCAGATATTGACGTTTGGGTTGATACTCAGAAACTCGCAGACAATCAAGTATCTACAGGTGTTGGATCAGATTACTCAGAACCTGCAACGACAACCTGGAATCAGTGGCAAACGACAATCACAGGATATAAACTGTATCGTGCTGATACGGGCGAACTGATTGGAACATTCGATGCTTCTCAAAGAGACCTTGCTTATGATAATGCATACTGGTTGGCTAGAAACGTAGAATTTAACAAGAACACATTAGGGTTTAAAAGTTCCGGAAAAGCATCTTCTGGAGCTAAGTTTGAAACGATTGTTGAGACTCAATATGATAATACAAGAGTCGGTAGTGAAACTTTCTATTCAGTAGCAGAAAACAATGTACAGCTCGGCAATAAGGTTGTTGATGTTAGTATAAAACCTTACATTCGTCCACAAATTCTAACCTGTGCTGTTAAGGGTATGAAAGCCTTTACGAAGCTTTATGTATTTTTTGACGGTGAAGACATGACACAATATGTCAGTCCTCTTGCAAATGTGGAAGCCTACGAAACATATCTTAAAGTAATGCCTGATCCTAAAGTGGAAGCTAATATTGTAGCTATTGTTAATGAGGGAGATCCTCTTGTAACGGACGCTAACGGTACAGCTTATTTCCGTTTACGTCTACCAGCAGGAAATGAAAAGCGTTTCCGCACAGGACAGAGAGAAGTTATTGTAATCGATAGTCCAACAAACTCTCAGCAAGACGCTACAACAATGGCTAAGAACTATTTTGTTGCTCAAGGTTTGGTTCAACAGTTGCAGAATACAATTCTTACAACAAGAACAGTTATTGCTACTGTGAATGATATAAACGAATCAAATCTAACAACAACTCAATATTTACAGAAGCTTCGTCCTTCTTGTTCTGCTTATTCGTTCTTGCCAAAAGCTCCAGATGGAGAAGAAGGAATCTTCTTGACAAAAGTTGATCTATTCTTTGCTCAAAAGCATCCTACGCTTGGCTTCTGGATTGAAATTCGTGAGATGGATTCAGGTGGAGATATTACTCGCAATGCGGTACCTCTATCTGAAGTTTGGGTAGAAAGCTCTGATCCTCGTTATGTTGTTTCAGACGATGCATCTCTAGCTACAACTATAGAATTTGAGTGTCCGATCTTCTTGTATAATAACGTACAGTACGCTTTGGTTATTCACACGATCGGTCTAAATCCAGATACATATATTTGGATTTCAAGACTTACTGAAAAGGAACTTGGAACAGAAAATAGACTATCACAACGTCCTCTAACAGGAACTTTCTATACAACAAACAATAACCTCAATTGGGATATTGTTCCAGATGTTGACTTGAAGGTAAACTTATATCGTGCCTCGTTCACTACTAATGTTGAAGGCATTGCTAATATTGGACAGAAACCTATAGAAAGACTCATACTAGACAACGTATCTGATGACTTTGATGTTAACGGTGAAACTCTTGTTGGTAATCAGCGACTAACATTGTCTGGCAGCAATATGACAGAGTTGTTGGTAAATGACATTCTGATTGGTAATACTTCTGGAGCCAACTCTAAAGTTATTACATATGCAGGGTCTGTTGCCGCAGTTGCAAGTACTAAATTTCAACCAGCTGAGAGAGTGTTTAGATATTACGGTGCAAATAACGTTAACTCAGGCACATCTGCAATTATCAGTACCGTCAGACAAGGTTCAGGATACATTGAGAAGTATACGATAACATCATCATCAAAAACTCTTGATGTTGACGCTTCTAATGGTCAATTCTATATTGGTGATACAGTGTATGGTTTGACAAGCAATACTTCTGCCACAATAACAGGAATTTCAAATTCCAGATATTCTCTTGTTGACTTTGAACCCTCATATATTAAGTTTAATAAGACAGGCATCTCTTTTGATATGAAGGCAACATCAAATATTGGTGTTCAAGATGCCATATTTGTTCCAATTGATGATAATGAAAACTTCTATTTCTCTGTAGAAAAAGCTGTTCTTTCAAGATCGTATGAAATTGATTCATCTTCATTGAATGGTGCGCCTTCAAATCAAGTTCAAGCAAAAATGCTTACACAATCTGAATATGTGACACCTATCTTAGATGTAGGTAGAACACACACTGTATTTGTCGACAACATTGTTAATGCAAATACATACAAAGAAAATTATACAGGAATAACAGTAACTCTTAATGATGCAACTTTTGCTAATGTAGGAAATATTCTAGTTAATAATACTACGCTTGCCAATTCTACGATTATCTCTAAGTCTGTTAACGATGTAGTCATTACAGTTCCAACTACAGATTACACTGTTGGCACAGTACTAGAAATTCGCGATAATGTCAATTCAACATCTGCCAAAGTAGGTTCAAGTGATGTAACTGTTACCAAATTAGTTGGCGATACAAAAACACCAACTGGCGGTGCTTTGATTAATAAGTATATCTCAAAGCCAGTTGTTCTTGCAGATGGTCAAGATGCTGAAGATATTCTTGTGATTATGACAGCATATAGACCTATCACTACTGATGTTGGAGTGTGGATTCGTTTGATTAATGCACAAGATGGTGATTCTTATAACAACATTCCGTGGTATAAGTTGGAAATGGTAGACGATACCTCATACTCGACAAGCGGTGATAGAAATGACTTTAGAGAGTATACTTTCAAATTTCCTGCTTCTATGATGACTGGCAATACAGGACCAAATACAACACCTAATACAGTTGTTCAATACACAAACAGTCAAGGTACATTGTTTAGTGGGTTTAAGATATTCTCGTTGAAGATTGGTCTAACTGCAACAAATTCAGCTATTGTTCCTCGCGTAGCTGATCTAAGAGCAATTGCGGTACAGGTATAACATGAAGTATCAAAAAACAGAAGTTCCTGGTATTTACAAAGTTAAAGAGGGCGTCCTAGTCAATGCTGACAATGAAGCATTGGAAAAATACAGGAACAAGAGGCAAGTTATTCAGTCTAAGGAACAAAAGATAAATAGTCTTGAAGCCACAGTTGAAAATCTTGCCAAAGATATGGCAGAAATTAAAAATCTACTCAGAAATTTAACGAGAGAATAAAATGGCACTTGCAAACGTAGAACTAACGAACACATTTGACGAATGGAGAACTAGAACTAATCAGATAATTGTTCAAGGTGAGCAAACGCTTGTCAATGTTTCAACTCTGTTTACTAGAGTAGATAACGGAAATCTTTGGGCCAACTCTGTTGGAACCAGATCAAATACATATGCCGATTCGGTTGGTGTTAGGGCTAACACTTATGCTGATAGTGTGGGCGCGAGAGCCAATACTTATGCCAATTCATATGCAAATTCAGTTGGCAATAGAGCAAATACCTATGCTGACAGCGTAGGTGATAGAGCTAATACTTATGCTGATGGTGTAGCTACCAGAGCTAATACATATGCCGATGGTGTAGGTACCAGAGCTAATACTTATGCTGACTCAGTTGGTGTAAGAGCTAACACATATGCTGATGGTGTAGGCACTAGAGCTAACACATATGCCGACTCTGTTGGTGTAAGATCAAACAATTACTCATCGAATGCAAGCACTTTATCATCAGGCACAGTACCATCTGCACGTATAAGTGGATCATATACAGGCATTACGGGTGTTGGAACAATTACTGCTGGTACATGGACCGGAACTGTAGTTGCTGTTCAATATGGCGGTACAGGAGGCAATGATCAAGCTACAGCAAGAACTGGTTTAGGTCTTGGTACAATGTCAACACAAGGATCAGGCGCTGTGTCTATCTCTGGCGGCTCTATCTCAGGTCTATCATCACTTGGTGTATCAGGCGATATAACTGCAACAGGTGATGTTACAGCATTTAGTTCTGATGCTAGATTGAAAGGCGATATTCAGACAATTACCAACGCATTATCTAAGGTAAAGTTAATCACAGGCGTTACATATATACATAATGATCTAGCCAAATCATTTGGATACACAGATGAGAGCAGATTTGCCGGTG